TCTTGAAGACAAAATAGTAGTTGTTTATGCTGTGCTGTTAGGTCTGAGGCTTTTAGTACTGAACCATCAGTGAACGAGCGTTGTAGAGAGTCTACGGGTGTTGTTCTAGATATTCGTACACTGTCTGCAGCAGCAAGCACAGAGTATTCTGGGATTTCTGCGAAATCTAAAGTTACAGTAAGAGTTGAGGATGTGGTGACAGCGAACTGTACAGGGTCAGATGCGGTTAGGGTTGTCTTTACATTTGTTACCCCGTTAGTAATCACAACACCAAAGTGTGCTGTGGAGAGATAGTCTAATGTGAGGCCATCAAATATCCCGTCCGTCTGTTCTAGAGGTGCATCGACCCCAAAATCAATATAACTGTCTGCCATTGTTTAATCCTTTTCTGGAAGTCCTAGTTTATTTATGAGTTGAGAATCAATTAACTGCTCAACTCCGGGTATTTTAGCCGCCCATATAAGCGACTTTACATTTCTCATATCTGCTTCAGATAACTTATCTCCTCTGAATAACTCTCCTGTAGTCTCTCGTACTGCAGGCCACATTCTTCCGTATAGTAGGCTATAAGGTACTGAACCCCTTAGTGGGTCGATGCCCAATCCTGTTGTACGCATAGAGGGATCGAATACAGGTTCTCCTCCTACAAGGAAGGAAGCACTATCTATAATCATTGGGAATACGCTTGAATACGATCCCTTTAATATACCCGCATTAACAAGTTTATCGTCTTTGAATCTTTCGGTTAAATATCTTTTACGTTCGCCTTCTTCCATTCCTGCGGCTCTGTAGTGGGACTGCAATATATAAGCGATAGTCCCTAATCCTGCAGAAGCCACAACATTCATACCTTCTCTCATGTCACCACGAGCAATTCCTGCAGCAAGTTGTTTGGATTTAGAAGCAAGCATGAAGACTCTATATTGACTGAATAGTTTACCTATTTGTGTATTTACCCAATAAGGAGACTCTCCAAAAGACTGCCGTTGAACCATGTGGTCAGTGTGTCTCTTAAGAACAAGAGCAAACTCATCGAAGGCGGCTATATCAGACATTTTAGATACATCAATATTCTTTACAGTATATCTACCGAAAATCCCCGCATCTGTGGTAACTATAGATGGGTCTCTAAGAGCCTTAGATATACGATCAAACGCTTCACCAGTAACGCCTATTTGTTCAAACCGAACCGCAGCGTTGTTCCAGAAACCCTTATTCAACACAGCCTTACCACTTTTCATAGTGTACGCTTCATTTACAAAGTGTTGGAAGGAAGAACGGACAGCCCACCGACGTAAGAAGGTATCCATAGGCATAATACCTAGAGGATTTAGAACGGCTGTTTGACGACCGTAATCCAAGTATTTGTTTATTCCAAATTTAACATAGTCATCATCAAACGCCATATCGTCTAATCGACGCATGAAATGTTCACCTCGTCTATAGTCTCCACCAATGCCGGTGAATGTTTCAAGACAAGAGGCAAGATCATCTTTAAGATTAACCATGCCTAGACCTTTGCGTCCAGTTGCTAAGTCACGAATACCCATTGTAAAGATGTCTGCTACTTCTCGTAAACCAGGGAACTGCTGCAGTGATGCCCTGCCGCCTGTTCGCATCATAATAGAAGCAATTTCAGGTAACTGTGCAAAACCAAGAGTCATTCCAATAGTAGCCTGACCAAACGAGTTGGACGCCATTGCCCACTTCATTAATGTTGGATTATTATAAATAGGGAGTCCGTTGATTAATTTATAATTGTGTTCTGTAATATCTTTTATAAACCTAACGTCGTCTCCTGCGTCTGCTGCGGCTAATCTCAATGCTTTGAGGGCATCGGCTATTGCCATATCTTTTCCAAATAGAGCCTTTATACCTTTACGGGTTTCTACTCCACCGACAATTCTCTGTGAATACCTCATTACATTGCCTCTGAGGTCGCTATTAAAGAATTCATCAATGTGGACTTTCTGACCACCAAGTACGCCCTCATAGGTTTCATCTAAGTCTATTCTTCTGCGTCCATATGAAAGGTGTGGTTGGTTTTCAACATGAGGAACAATGGCACGAATAAAGTCATCTATTTCATCTTCTCCTATGCCCTCTTTAATAAGACGCTGACGCATCCCATCAATCATTATTTGACTTCCACGCCAATCTCTAGCACTTTCAGGGTCTTTAGCATACTCTATTATACGTCTAGCGATTGACCGTGCTTTACCTTGTGTCAACTTAGTAGCCTGTGTACTTTTATGACTCATTATTGCGTCAGTAAAGAACTCTACTACTTCATCTTCTCCAAACTCTTTAATACCCTTAGCAAATGCTGTAGTACTATAAGAACGGTGGAAATACGAAGCAGACTCTGGTATGCCCTCAACGAACACCCCGCCCTCCTTGCCATACTTCAAAAGTTCACTATTAAACTTACGCATAGCAGTAACCGCTTGACCTAGGGGACCATCAAATTCTTTACCGCTTCTGACTGCTCGGATAATGTCTATCTGTTCCATATCAATTTTTGCTCTTTTTGCAGCCGCAAACGCTTGATCAAGTCCTTGGTATAAACGTGATTGCATTCTAGAGGTGTTGATCGAAGTCGCTGTTGTTACGTTTTGACCGCCTGCTACTGGGTTTTCTAAGAATATACCTGCATATTTTCGTATTAATTCACTTTCACTTCTTAGTAAACGGGTAGTAACAGGAGTCATAAATTTAAATAGAGGACTAAGAACCGGAACGTCTCCGGGAAATATTTGAATAGCCCTAGAAAGGGTTTCTCGGATACCTTGTCCCTTCTTAAACACTTTAAATTGTTCGGGGTTTATAGCATCCAAGTCTTCCTCTCGGAGGCGAACCATGTCTGCGGGACCTTCTCCTCTAACCACCCCATCTACAATTATCTGTGCATCGGGTTCTTCCATAGGATGAACTCCGGGATCATCTTTAGTCTTGGGGATAGAGGCTTCTGCAAGGTCTTCATCTACCATAAATTCACGAGATGTTCTGGTTTCAAAGAGTCCTTGTCCTTTTTCTAATTTTGCTCCCTTTGTTGCTTTGGAAACAGGAACAACTTGGGACTTGTCTAAAGCAACCCAAATATGTCCATCCTGAACTCCATCGAATCCTTCAGCCCGAAGCATCTTCGTAATTGTCTCAGGATCAACCGAGGTCTCATAAAAATGCTTGTTGCCTCTTCTTGCTATCTCATGCTTCGCCCAATTATCATCAACCTTTTTAGCCATCGCTTTACGAAGAATACTCATGGCTTTTTCTCCCCACTCACTTTCTCCTCTGATAAATGGCTTTTTAATGTTCAGCATAAACTCATGAACTTTGCCTTTTCCCTTTACATATCCTTTAGCAACAGTTTGTCTTGTTGATGCATATATGCCGTGACCAGATAATGCAAGACCCCTCGGCGTATCGGTTTTTACTGCTACATCATCAAGTGTCTTTGCACCACTGCCGTGGAAAACAACTGCGGGTTTCCCCGCATCATCAACAACTTTAGTTCCTGTGATATCTTTTGGAGCCTTGCCCCCGCGAGTCTTAAGTCCCCCGACTTCCATTTTTCTTATGTCTATATCTACACTACCCTTACCTTTACCTGACTTAAGATGGGCTGTAAGTTCTTTGCGAACGGCAGCATCACTCTTTAAAAGTCTTGTTGTTCCGTGTTTTGCTGTGACATCCCTACGAACATCTAATCCCGCTTCTTCTGCTCTACGGAATAATTCTTTACGGGATAGTTTGCTTATGTCTTCTACAGGTTTCCCCTCTGCCTTACCTGCTCTTTTCTCAACGTCCCTAACAAACCGTTTTGCTAAAGCGTCTACATCATCTATCCCACTAGCCTTAAGCCAAGCCTTTAGTTCTTTAATTTTCGCAGCATTCTTCGCTGAACTCTTGTATGTGATTGGGCTTTGGCCTTTTCCTATGACCCAAAGAGCAGACTCAACAGTGCTTTTGAATTTTACTTTTACTCCCTTAAAGGATGCTGTGTTTTTAATACGAAGACCTTTAGGTAACTTTGGAATAACTCCAGTCCTTACCTTACCAGTTTTAGCAACCTCTTGGGCTTTTTGATGGATTGCTTTACGGAGAATCTTTCCACCCTTTCCGATGATGGATTCAGGGACTCCCAAATCTCTTGCATAGTCGATTCTCTGTGTGGCGTTAGTACCCTTAAGGTCTCTATCCACCTGTCTGCCTATAGACAACGGATCAGCACCCACATCCTCTCTGGTCTTCTCTAATATTTCTTG